TGGACTTGGTTGGTTGAGGTGGAATCTCCAAACCCCTGAGCAATCGCCTGGGCTGGATGGTTCAAAGGGATTAAATGGCGCTACTTGAACCTTGCCCAAAAGTGCGCCAAAACTCGGTATGGTTTTTGTTGCTGGTAGGCAGAATCGTAATATCTCCCAATCCCCCTACATCCTCCTACATGGCGACACAAGAGCAGTCACCAACATTGCGCCAAAATCTGGCACGATACTTGTTCCTGATAGGCAAAATCGCACTATTTCTCGATCGCCCTACATAGACTTACATGGCGATACAAGAGCAGTAGCCACAAGTGCGCCAAAATCCGGCATGATACTTGATGCTATTAGGCAGAATCGCCTAAAGTGCTATCTCCCAATCGCCCTACATAGACTTACATGGCGACATTAGAGCAGTAGCCAACCCTGCGCCAAAATCTGGCACGATACTTGATTATACAAGGCAACTATTGCATGTCTTATCTCTCAATTGCGTAATGTTCCCATAGACTGTCCGTCTATCTGGGGAACGTCATGCAAGGTTGCGCATGAGCTTCAAAGACTGTTCACTCGACTGGTGAACGTCATGCAAGCGTTCCCAACCTGTTCACCCCTAACCTTGCGAGGTGATCCAGTATCATGCTTGCCCTACATAGACTGTCCGGCCGGGCAGTGAACGTCACGCAATGCTGCACATGAACTGTCCGGTTAACCGGGCAGCATCGCGCAATGCTCCACATGACTGTTCTATCAATAGGGCCGGATCATCCGAACATGGGGCAAACTCCCGCAAGTGCTCCACAGACTGTTCAGGCCAGGCTTGAACGTGGAGCAAGCCTTGCACGTTCTCCCATCTCGGTCCCTGCTACCTCTCTATAGACGTTGAATTAAATAACGTCATGGAGTAGTAATGGCTGATAGTGGTATTAAGAAGAAAGTAAACTTAGGTGGAAGACCGCAAGGGCGACTAAACAAGATTCCAGTTGCTATTAAGAACTACATAATGGAAGCACTTGAAGCAGGAGACGGAGCTACAGCGTTTTTTACAAAGCTTAAAGAGAATGAACCTAAAGCCTTTGCCAATGTGGTTGCAAAGCTGCTTCCAAAGGAAATTAGAGAAGAGATTTCAGGAGACAATACTGTTAATATTAAGGTAGTATATGATAATACCAGTAGACAAGATAATGTTATAAATGCTAATTTGGTAACAAATGCACTACCAGACAATGCTGATTATGCTGTTGGTAGTGATTATGAAGATAGCGAAGATGAAGTAGAAGAATTAGAATGTAAGCCAGACTATAATGCTATGCAGAAATATATAGAAGAACAAAAGAGCCTATCTACAGATGCTCATAGGAAAATGATTTAAGTTTATGACAGAAATAAAGTTTGAACTACCACCAATTGTAGCACCACTCATTACTAAACAAATGCGGTATAAGGTGCTGTATGGAGGCAGAGGGTCAGGGAAGACTGAGAGTATAGCCAGATCCCTTATCCTAATTGCCTCAAATCCAGCTATTTGGAATAAGAGCAAGACAAAAGTTCGTATCCTATGCACCAGAGAAGTCCAAAACTCGGTTAGACAGTCCGTTCATTCAACATTAAAAGACATCATCATGAACTATGGTCTAACTTCTATCTTTGAAGTTACAGATAAAGCAATTAGATGTATTAAGAATGGTTCTGAGTTTATCTTTACTGGTCTATCGTCTCTGACGGCTGATAGCATAAAGTCCATCTCAAACGTAGATATAGCATGGTTAGAAGAGAGTCAGACGCTAACACAATACTCTCTTGATTTGCTACTACCTTCAATTAGAGCTAATGATAGTGAAGTATGGTTTTCCTTTAATCCACACTTAAAAGATGATCCAGTTTACAAGATGTTCATCACTAACGGCCATATTCTGGATAACGCAATTATTATCAAGATGAACTATACGGATAATCCATTCTTTCCAGAAGTCCTACGGAAAGAGATGGAGAGAGCAAGAAAAGATCCGGCTGGACATGACCGATTTAACTGGATTTGGCTTGGGGAGTGCTTAGAACATTCACTCGCTACGGTCTTTGCTGGAAAGTTTGCCAGTTATGACTTTACTCCGAATGAGAGTCTATGGAGTCCAATGTTTGGCTCTGATTTAGGCTTTGCTGAGGACCCAACTACGCTAATCAAGTGTTGGGCCTACGAAGATGAACTATATGTGGAATATGAACTCTTTGAAAAGGGTCTTGAGATAGATAGGATGCCAGCAGCTTTTGACTTCATAAACCCAAGAAAACCAGCAGAAACACGTAAATATATCATCTATATGGATTGTGCCAGACCTGAAACCATCTCCTACATGAAGAGGAATGGTTATCCAAGATGTATGCCAGTTAAGAAATGGTCAGGCTCTATTTTTGATGGTATTGAACGTCTTCGCTCATTCAGCAAGATTATTATTCACCCAAGATGTATTAATATCTTAAAAGAGTTTGAAACATACTCATACAAAACTGACCATCTGACAGGGCATATTCTTCCAGACGTTGAAGATAGAAATAACCATGGGATTGATGCTCTAAGATATGCCATCCAGCCTCTAATTCTCGGTCATAAGTTCAAAAAGATTGAGGATAGAGAGAAAGAGCCAGAATTAGACTCATTTGGAAGACCAATTAGAGGACAGCGTATCAGTTCAGCATACCTTTCACCAAATTCATTTATGTTATAGCACTTAAATTATAGAAGAGATATACACTAATGGCCAATAAGAAGAGAGTAGTAATACCAAAAGATGATGTAGTAGAAGAGTTAAAAGAACGCTTTGGACTCGCCTTTGAATCCTCAAAAGAGCAGAGACAGAAAAGTTATGATGATTACCTCTTCTGCGACCCTGAGAAGCAATGGGATCCGATTATCAAGGCTCAGAGAGAGTCAGAGGGTAAGCCAGTCTTCTCCTTTGACCGTATCAATCAGCAGGTTAAACAGATCACCAATGCCCAGAGAAGTAATAGACCAGCAGTTAAGATTAATCCTTGTAACAATGAGGCTGACAAGGATACTGCTGAAGTATACGAAGGTCTAATTAGACATATTGAGTATATTAGTGGTGCTGATCAGGCTTATGATACTGCCTTTGATTGGTGCGTTAAAACTGGTGTTGGATACTATCGTCTAAGAACTGCCTACTTGGATGATACTACCTTTGACCAGGATATCATCATTGATAGAATTGTTAATCCATTCTCAGTCTACATTGATCCAGCCTATAAGACGGCAGACGGTTCTGATATCTCATGGGCAATTATCAGCGAAGATATTACGGTAGAAGATTTTAAGGAACAGTATCAAGAGTCTAAGCTGGTCAATTTCAACCAAAACTCTTGGATGAGTTTGGGAGATGAGGAGCCAGATTGGTTCACCTATGGCAATAGTGGTAGAACTGGTTGCCGTATCTGCGAATACTGGAAGAAAGTTACACAAAAGAAGACACTATGTAAGCTGGAAGATGGACGATCTTTATATGAAGATGAGTTAAAGGAAGAAGATAAAAAGAGAGTAGAAGCCAAGAGAGACGTTATCACTGAAAGTATCAAGTGGTATAAGTGTAACGGTATCGAAATCTTAGATGAAGGTGAATGGGCTGGTAAGTATATTCCAATCATTCCAGTATTTGGAGAAGAGTATCATTTAGATGGTTCTTCTGTCTACTCTGGTATGGTTCGTAACTGTAAGACTGAACAGCTTGAGCTAAATATCGTCAAAAATAACATGTTGGAAGTTATTGCTCTTGCTCCAAAGGCTCCATGGGTTGGTCCTATGGGTTTTGTTGGAGATGGAGACAATAAGCGAGCATGGGAGACAGCCAATCGGGTTAACTATCCATACCTTCAGTATGCCTCTGCTGATGACCAGGGAAACCCGCTTACTCCACCAGAGAGATTGAATCAGGAACCAGCCATTCAAGCCTTCATTGAAGCAACAAATATGGCTGAGAACGATATTAAGACTACCAATGGTCTGTATGATCCATCTCTGGGTAACAAGATGGCTAATGACCAGTCTGGTTTAGCTATCAAGGCGCTTCAGAATCAAGGTTCACTTGGCAACTATAACTTTTCAGACAATTTGAGTAGAGCTATTCGTTTGGAAGGTCTAATGTTGATTGACCTGATTCCGCATATCTACGATACCAAACGAACTATCCGTATCATTGGCATAGATGAAGAACATAAGATGGTTCAAATTGACCCAAATGCTCCAGTAATGTCCCTATATGATGAAAGCTATGCTGATTTAGACGGAGTTGAGCGGATTTTTAACCTTAAAGCTGGGAAATATGATGTAACTGTCTCTTCTGGACCATCATATCAGACTAAGCGGATTGAAGATGCCAACATTCTCTTTGAACTGATTGGGAAAGATCCAAATCTAATGGCTCAATATGCTGATATCGTTTTCCAGGCTCTTGATAGTCCCATTGGCTTACAGATGACTGAGAGAGCACAGAAGCTATTGCCTCCACAACTCCAGCCTAAGAGTAAGGGTGGTAAGCAGACCTTAGACCAGCTTCAACAGCAGGTTCAGGAACAGCAGGGCATGATTCAGCAGCTAACCCAGACTCTCCAGAAAGAGACAGCCTTAGCAGATAAGCAACAGAACGAACTACAGATTGCCCAACTTCAACAGCAGACTGAACTACTGAAGCACAAGACACAGATGGAACATGACACTAACAAGATTGTCTTTGCCTCTCAGATGGAAGAACTAAAGATGAAGGCTGAACAGTCCCATGAGGCACTGACAGCCATTCAGAAACACCTGCTGGCAATGGATATGGCTACCCACAATGCCTCTCTGGATACCATCCCAGCACCACAGAGCACTCCAGCCCCAGGCACAGACCAGGCATCAAGCCAGGCTATTCCTGAAGGGCAGCTATAGCAGTCTAATTGACTATTTTAACCACAAGATGAATTAAATAACGATTAGTAAGTTTACGGGAACTGTAAACCCGGCTTAACCTTGGGAAATCCATGTCAGAAGAAAATGTAGCAGAAGTAGAACAAGCTTTAGTGTATGACCGATCAGAACGTTTAGCAGCAAAAGTAGCAGCAAGGGAAGTTCCAGAAGTAGAGACTAAGGCAGTAGAAACATCATCTGAAGAATCTAATGATTCTGAAAACAATGTAGATCCAGAAACTACAGAAACCAATGCCGATGGCGACTTAGAAGAGAATGAATCTGAAGACTCTGGTGAAGAGTCTGAAAATATAGCTGAATCAGAACCAGCTACTAAGAAGAAAACCGGGATTGAAAAGCGTATCAATAAGGTTGTGAAAGAACGTGAAGAAGCTAAGCAAGAGGCTGCATTCCTACGTGGTCAGTTAGAGGCTCTGACGGGTGGACAGGGAAACCAAGTTGCTCCAGAGATTCAACCTGTAGCAGACCCAAATATGCCAGATCCCAGCAGATACACCGATCCAATCAAGTATCAAATTGACCTTGGCATCTATCAAGCTCTTGAACAACAGAAGTTTACCGCAAAGATTCAAGAGGCTAAGACTAAACATCCTGACCTCGATGAGTTGCTAAAGAAGAATCCAACTGACAATCCAACACCAGAAATGGTCCAGCTTATCAAAGATTCTGAGGTAACTTCAGAACTCTATTACTACTTTGCCTCACATGCTAATGAATACAATGAAATCAATAGAATGAATACGCTAAACAAAGCTAAAGCTATTGGTAAAATCGAAGCAAAGTTAACAGAACAAGTATCTAAAACTGAAACCAAGGTTGCCGTAAGTAAGGCACCAAAACCTATTACTCCAGTTAAGGCACAGAACGTAAAGCCTATGCTGGAGAAGAAAACAAAGTATGAAATATACTAAACATAAGGATATATAATGGCTACTATTTTACAGAATGCATTTAATAACATTGGAGATATTGCTCCTGAAGCAATGGACGTTCTCCAGAATAACCTAACTTTCTCTCGGACTGTATCTCACAAATATAGTAAAGCCTGGGAAAGTGCTGGTGGTCGAATTGGTGATACCTATAACATCCGTATTCCAGGATACTATGGCCGTGTTGCTGGTTCTGCTGCTGTTCCTACTGGATATAATGATGTTCCAGTTCCAGTAACTCTAAAGCAGTATAACAGTTCAATCTATTTCTCTGATTTTCAGATGCGCTTAAACGTTGATGAGATGAGAAAGAATGTTCTGGAACCTCTCTTAGAGCCTCTTTGGGAGGGTATGGACGCAGATGGTATTGCTCTCTACTCAGGTATCAATCAGTTTGCTGGAACTCCAGGAACCGCAATCGTAAACCAGACTCCTTTCCTAAATGGTAAGGCAACTATGGCTGTCCAGTCTGCTAAGCCACAGGGCAGAGATTGTAACGGCCTTCTAAACCCCTTCATGGAAGCCTCTATGGTCGGTGCTTTCCCTGGTATGTTTAATCCTCAGTCACAGTTAGGTGAGGATATCGTAAAGGGTGAAATTAGCGGAACCTATTCAGGCGTTAAGTATTTCTCAACTGCCAATCTTCCTACCTTCACTCTTGGAACTTGGGGAACCTCAAACCCTGTAGTTGCTGTTACCACAGGTGCAACTGATGGTGGTTCATCCTTCAATACCACTGGTTGGGCCTCTGGTGCATCTACTCTAAATGCTGGTGATTGCTTTACCATCGCTGGTGTATATGCCTTCAACCCTGCTAATAGACAGGCTACCGGAACTCTAAAACAGTTCACCGTTCTAAACAAGGTGTCTGATACTGCTGGTGCTATCACTATTTCAGTCTACCCAAACATGTATCTAACTGGTCCTAACCAGAATGTAACTGCTCTACCTGTTTCTGGATCTTCAGTCTACATGTGGAGTGCTGACGGAACCGCTCCTATCCTAACCTCAACTGGTAAGGTCTCTCCTACCTCACTTCTTTTCTATGAGGATGCATTTACCCTTGCAACTGCTGATTTAGAGTCAATTGATGATTTAGGTGGTAAGAGTGTTCGTATCAAGGATAAGAGAACTGGTATCAATCTTCGTCTCTCTAAGTGGTGGGACGGTATGGGCGGCCAGCAGCTAATTCGTGCTGACATCCTCTATGGTTGGGCTATGCCACGTCCAGGCTTTGCTTGCCGGATCGTAAGTTAAGAATTAAAGATAAGAATAATAGACTAAAAGGATATATATAATATGGCTACTTTTAATGGATATGCTGTAACTGCTAAGTTACCAGAGTTTCCACTTTCAAATAACATTACCGCTGCTTCAACCGCTACTATTGCGGCTCCTGCTGGCACCACTTCTCTAACTGCTGTAATGCAGGGTATCGGTGGTTCAATCACTCCAACTTCATACAATAACGCTCTGATCGCTGTTAGTGGTCAGATGGTAAATGCCACTGTTGCCGATGGTGCAACTGTTGACATTCGGTATGGAACCGGAACCGCTCCTGTGAATGGTGCTGCTGTAACTGGCACCCTTGTAGGCATTGCCCAAACTTCAGGTTCAATCACTGCTGGTCAGAAATCAGGTTTCTCTGTCGTAGCCGTGGTAAATGGTCTGATCCCAGGCACTACATACTGGGTTGATGCCTCTCTGATGGCTGTAACTGGTGGAACTGCTTCAATTTCTGGTATTACTGTAACTACTGTAGAACTTTAATAGCATTAGTCAGTATTTGACCATCCATTCTAATGTTTGGGTGGCCATTTCTGTATTTAAGTATAGAGGTAAAAGATATACATGATATTTCCAGTATGGTTATACCATCCACAAAAAGACAGTTTCTATTGTCCAAGTGAAGCCTTTTTTAATAGTTTACCTGATAAAAATGAATGGTCAGATGAGCAAGTTAAGAAGGTGGAACTCAAAGAAGATTGTAGTAAATGTATTGAATACAAAGATGAAACATTTGATGCTTTAAGACTGCTAAAAAAGGCATTAAAAGAGATTGATGACCTCCAGAGACACGTTAGAACTCTTGAACGCTGGAGAGATGCCCATAAGGTTAAGAGAAAGCACAGACGATCCAACACACTACTTACAAGACTCAAAAATGACGCAGAAGCAGCATTAGCTAAAAAGATACAAGAAGAAGAAATAAGTATAGTGGAAAAATATAATGATCTTAACGGCTAAACAGATAATCCAAAGTGCTCTAATGATGCTCGGTGTTATTGACCCTGAAAATAGCAACTCAGAGCCAGAATCAGGTTATCAGAATGCCCTAATCGCCTTGAATGACATGATTGGATCTTGGAACCTTGAAAATCTGTTGGTATATGCCGTCAATATCAACACCTTCACCTTCGTAGCTGGTCAACAGGTCTACCAGGTTGGTTCTCAGAATCCCTTTGTGGCCAATATCCTTGGCTCGACCATGACAGTCACCGCTGGTACTCCCATCGTGGAACCAGGTGCAACCCTGATCGCTGGTGGAGTGCCACCCAGCACCACAGTTACCGGCCTTCTTACAGGCAATCAGTATGGCTTGTCCTGGACAGCTCCTAACCCAATCACTCAGGTTCAGGCCGGTCTGTGTATCGGAACCAACTGGAACATTCCCAGACCAACCCGTATCCAGTCCTGCTCAGTCCTCTATCCAGGTGCAGCGGGCCAGCAGGTAGAGATACCCATCTCAATCATTGATGTTGACCATTGGCAGTCTATTTCAGTCAAGAGTATTGAATCAATCTTTCCAACTGCCGTATATAACGATACTAACTATCCTTATATGAATCTCTATTTCTATCCTGTTCCAGCTACATCTTGTAACTGTGTTCTGTATACATGGGACCAATTAGAAGAAGTAACAGGATTAATATCATTGATAGATGTTCCACAAGGATATAATGAAGCTCTGAAATACAATATGGCAGTTCGTTTGGCTCCATATTATGGTGTTGAACCAAGTCAAACAGTAGTCCAAATGGCTATTAGAAGTAAGAGCAACATTAATGATATCAATAGTGGTATTCCCATTATGACCATTGATTGCTTTGGTCGGAATGGTACTGGCTCTATTGGATTAAAGAGCAGAGGTTTTAATGTCCCATAGTGGAGATAGATAAGAGATATGCCGATTTACGATAGACGTTGTTTGAACTGTAAGCACCTTGAAACAGATTTATATGAGAAAGTGAACGATGTAGGAGCTAAGGAATGTGCCGAATGTGGCAAGGTAGAGCTTCAGCGTCTTCCTTCAGCACCACACATTGATTCACGCTCACTAAACATCACAAATCACTGGATTGAAAAAGAGAATGAAAAATGCCTTGCCAGTGGCGGCAAAGTTCATGAACCAATCAGACTTTAACAAATAACCAAGAAAGAGAGAGATAGATAAAATGTCAGCAACATATTTTGGAACAAGATCAAGCGTTGGGGATATGAGCAATGACCCTCTGCCTAAACCATCATCAAGTGTGGTCCATTTTGAAGCATTCTGTAATAATGCCGGAGCAGCAGCAACAGTAACCTTCTATGGATCCATTTCAGGTGCAACTAATGCTTGGACTTCGCTTGGAACCATTTCGCTAACTGGAACAACCGTTGGAACATTAGTTGTATCAACTGTTAACTATTCATACTACAAAGCAACTGTAACTGCAATATCTGGAGCTGGTGCTGTAGCTACTGCATTTATGGGTAATTAAGACGATAAATATAATAACAAGAGTATAACGCATGACATATAACAGCGCTGCAACTATTGCTACAAATCCAATTCTAACATTTACTGATAATATAACTGGTCTTCCTCTTGCTGGTGGTAAGCTTTATACATATGCCTCTGGAACTACAACTCTACAGGTAACATATACAGACAACACTCTAACAACTCAGAATCCCAATCCTATCACACTCAACAACTATGGACAGGCTACTGTCTGGCTTGGACCTCTAAACTATCGTTTCAACCTCTTGAATGCTGCTGGGGTGACTCAGGCAGGCTATCCCATGGATAATATCCAGCCTGCGAGTAGCACAAGCATTTTTTCAACCCTATCGAACAATACTCAGGCTTCAAGTGGTGCTGGACTTATCGGGTTTAATCCTTCTCTGACATATCCATTAGGGACTGTTGGCTACAATTTAAGCTCACTGGGCTCCTTCCCAAGTAATCTTGCCCTAAACACCCTTCCAATCAATGGTTCTGGATTGGTTGGGTATGCAAGTAGCAATGCCTATGCTTATGGAACGGTTGGTGGTGCATTAAACGCAAGTGCTGCTAATTATTCTAATCTGGCTCTTAACTCAAGTGCATCAAATGGTGCTGGTCTGGTTGGGTTCTCTGCTCTAAATACCTATAGTGCTGGAACAGTTGGATATGCCTTGAACAATGTTCCAGCATTTGTTGGGCAGAGCAAGTTCAATTTTACTCCGTCAACCAATGCAGCGCCAAACGTTGGAGATGTTTGGTTTGATTCAGCACAACATAGTTTAACTTCTGCGGACGGAGCGGCTGGTAACCCACTGAAAGTAGTGAATGGTGGTGTCATCGCAGTTCAGACGATATACCCGGCTGGAAATGTCAGCGCCTCTGTTACTCCAGCTGCTACCGGAACTCAGTATCCACTATATACCAGTTCTGACTACTCTGGCACCTTCACCCTCCCGGCTAACTTCTTCGTGCCTGGGAAGACCATCGACATTGATTTCATCATCCAGGCTTACTCCACATCCGTATCCAACACTATCTCGATCTGGTTAGATGGTATCGGAGCTTGGGGTGCTGTGGGTGTTACTATTCCTCTCAATTGCACTACTTTCTTGCAATACCACGCCACTCTAACCTGCAGTTCGGCTGGAGGTGCCGGGGTAGCCTCGATATTCGGAATGCACTCTCTGGTAAATCTGGGTGAATCAAACACTGGATACGTCCAGCCTAACACCCAGAACCTCAACAACAACACCAGTTTCTCGACCCTGGTAAGCCACACCATAACCCTTTTTTACACAGAAACCCAGTTGTTTCAGGTCTACAAACAGTGTATGAAGATTACCTCTAACTACTAAATGATTGGAATAAGATGACTATTGCAGCTTCAGCTATAACTTCACCACTATTCAGTGAGACAGACACTAACGGAAATCCTCTCGCTGGTGGTCAGGTGTTCACTTATCAGGCAGGAACTAATACTCTTTTGGCAACTTATACAGACGCTACATTGACAGTTCCAAATACCAATCCAGTCATTCTTGATGAGTATGGTAAGGCTATGATCTGGCTTGGAGCTTCAGCCTACAAGATTAACGTTCTTGATATAAATGGAGTCCAGCATCCAGAGTATCCAAGAGATAACTTGCAATCTCCATCTGCAATTGGCCTATCAACAGCTATTGCAAGCGCCTATGCTGCCGTTGAATCCGATCTGTCCAGCACAACCTCTAATTCCCTTGGTGCTTCTCTGATTGGCTATAACCCTGCTCTAACCTATCCCGCAAATACTGTTGGCTCTGCATTTTCGTCATATGCTTCTTTAGCCTCTTCTCCTATATTTACTGGTTCAGTGACATGTCCAACAATAAATACATCTGGAGCCGGAATAAGCTATGGAACTGTTCCTATTGGTGCTCTAAATCTGACAGGAACTCCAAATAATACAACGTATTTAAGAGGTGATGGTAGTTGGGCTGTCCTTGCTAATGGGTATGCAATTCTGTCTTCTGCTGGAGCTTTGGCTACCCATACCGCAGCTTCTCCAACTGGAACAACTTCAACTACAGCCGTCATGATGGGTGCTGGTGGAACTATAACTCCAGTATTGAGCACAAGAGTCATTGTAACAATTAGTGGACAGATGGCTAATGCTACTGCTGGAGATGGCGCAACAATAGATATCAGATATGGAACTGGGACCGCTCCTGTCAACGGTGCTGCTGTTATTGGAACATTGGTTGGTATTGCACAAACAGCAACCAGCGTAACAGCGGCTCAAAAGTCTGGATTTAGCATCTCATATCCCATTACAGGGCTAATTGTTGGAACTACATATTGGTTTGATATTTCATTAATGGCTATTACTGGTGGAACAGCAACTATTGCCGGAGTAACAGCTTTTGCAAGAGAAGTATAAAAAGAATAAGACTGGAATATAACTTGAAATACCAAAACTTTGTTGGGCCTACATACTCTTTACAGTCACTGAATTATGATTGTGAGCGGACAATAAACCTCTATCCCGAAAAGAATGAGATTGGAACTGGAAAAGAGCAAGAGGTAGCAATGCTCTGTTCAACTCCAGGTCTAACTCTTCTTCATTCACTGCCACGTTCACCAATCAGAGGTATTCACTATACAGCTAATGGCTACATCTATGTAGTAGCTGGCAATGGTCTATACAATCTAACTACAACAGATGGTATCAGCTATACGCACACTCTGCTTGGGTATCTTCAGACTTCAACAGGTCCAGTATCAATTGCCGATGGCGTTCCTAATATGTATTTGGGAATTGCCAACACTGGACTAATCAATCAGGTGGTTATTGTTGATGGTTCTACTGCTGGATTGTGCTTTGAAGAAGGAACTATTAAGATATACCAAATTGGACCAAGTAGTCTAACTATTGCTGCTGGTTCTTTCGTGTCGGGATATGAGTATACCATTCTTACTGTTGGAACAACCAATTTTACTACAATTGGAGCCGCTAACAATAATATAGGAACTTCCTTTGTTGCTACTGGTGTTGGAACTGGAACAGGAACGGCTACTTACTACACTGCTTCAGGCTATGCGGGTTCTGCTTTCGTCACTTTCCAGGATGGCTATTTCTTCTTCTCCCAACCTCAGACCATCTCTGGTTTCTATGCTGCTGACCCTCTGAACATCTCTGACCTGGACGTTTTTAACGTGAATCTGGGTTCTGACCAGGTGTCTCGGGTCATCTCTGACCATGGCATCCTCTGGGCCTTTGGAAATCGGAGCCTGAGTGTATGGCAGAACACAGGTGGTAGCTCAACCTCCAATACCTTCCAGCAGATCCCAGGTGCAGAAGCAGAGGGAGGTTGTAACGCTCCCTACAGCATTGCTCAGGTCGCTGGGCAACTCATCTGGACCACCAATGATGATCGAGGCTATGGAGCCGTCTTTGTGGCTCTGGGCTATCGTGGCGTCCGTATCTCAAACCATGCTGTAGAACAGTGGCTCCAGTCCTTTGAAGACATCTCAGGAGCTACAGCCTGGACCTATCAAGAGGGTGGACATTCCTTCTACTGTCTTAACGTTCCTGGATCTACTACAACTTGGTGCTATGACACTGTCGCTCAAATGTGGAGTGAGAGAGCCTACTTTAGCTCAGGTTCATACTCACGTGATTTAGTGTCTTGTCATGCTAACGCTACTATTAGTGGCATTGGTTCTATTCATTTAGTGGGAGACTATCAATCTGGTAATATCTACAAGCTTGATGGTGGCAACTATACACATAATGGAGTGCCAATTAGAAGAATGAGAACCGCACCACACGTTAGCGGTTCCTATAATCGGGTATTCTACTCTGCTCTCCAGGTTGACTTAGAAGCTGGTGTTGGTTTGGGTGGTGCTGGATATCAAGTATTAGATGGATATTCAAATGCTGTAACTACAACTACCGCTACAAATACCTATCTTGCTGGAAATGGGCCAACTTATACACTGACTGGAAATGATGGACTTCCAGCACTTCCAACAGGGACAGTAACCGTCACAGGTAATAGTAGCAACTGGTCAAATAGCTACACGGTAAATACTGCAACGGGAGTGGTAACTATCAATTCTGCTGCTTTGCCCGTGACCTATGCAAACTTTGGAACTGGGAACGGAACACAGACTACCTTTTCTATCCCTAATTTCTACTCTGAGAGTGTGGCAAGCTATTCAATTTCAGTGACTGACTGGAGGGGGACCTTCACCCCTGCAATTTATCCCGCGTATCATGAGAATCTATGCCAGTCTTCCTATGATTTTAATTACGCTGGAATCTGGACATTAACAGGTGTCAATGCTGTTCCTTCTTCCTGGGCTCCTGTAATCGTTACTGTTGCTACTACGGCAAATAGACCGTCATCTTACAGCACAAACAATCTAACCGTATCAAATCCAGCCTATGCCTATGGAGCAACTGGGCTAACTTGTGCTACATCAGGTAATGCTGCTACTGCCAATATAACCGGAACTGGAACGATAACGTCTGGTTCGATTACATATAGTGGTTTTAGTGGTGGTGCTTTTACTGGAACCTTAAACATCGGTGGCCTTTTTGGGACCTATTGGGGTGCTCTGCCAATTACTCTTTCAATTTCACATGATGGTGGTGGGAATCAACAGATTACCAATTTGGGCAATCCGTTAGGCTCTGCTTCTGTTGTGTCAATCTTTATCTCTGTTGCTTCTCTGTCAACATTAACCGTAACTCTAACTTTATCATCCACCTTTATTCAGTCAAATATAACACTTTATGATATTGTTTGCTTGAACTACAGTGTTGCAACTGGAATAAACACAATCTATGCTCCAGATGGTTCAAATACTGGAACATTCTTGACTGAAGATAGTTCTCTTGCCCTACATCAAATCTCAACAACATATCCGCTCAATTCACCAGGATTCAAGGTGTTTTCTGTGTATGCCTTAGCTGGTGATGCAAACAGATACCTTCAGTTAGGAATGGGTGATCAAGCGGAATACGGAGTCTATTCAAATACTGTTGTATATAATATATCATCGGGTTCAATCGTAAGTGGATCAGGTGGAACTATTACACCAATCGGTAATGGCATTTATAGGTGCTCAATTTATAACTATGAAGGTGTTGGCTATTCTCCTACTGGAAATAGTAGCACCGGAATTGCTACGATTTCATTGCTGAACTCTGCCTCTTCTTCTGTTCCTTCATACTCTGGAAACGGAAAGAGCATGATTGGAATCTGGGGTGCTCAGATTGAGACTGTTTCAGCATCTCCATATCTACCAACTCCATACCTGTCAACTGCTGGTGGGACAAGTATAGATTATTGCTTGCTGTATCCTCAAACTGGTTCGGTTTCCTTCAACAATGCTCCATTTGCTGCTGTAACTCAAAATACTACAACTGGAATACCTGTCTCATACATTTCAATTCCAGCAGCTACTATTTCAGCAACAGTAACGGTGAACTCTCCACAATCTAAACCAACTGAATATCAAGCATCATTCCAGTATCAAGAGAATGTGCCGAATTATGTTAATATAGGGACTGACCCCCATATTTCGCTATCCTATTCAGATGATGGCGGGCATACCTTCTCAAGTGAGAAGAGTGTATCAATTGGTAAAATTGGAGATAGATATAGACGTGCTATCTGGAGACGTTTAGGGCAGTCAAGAGATAGAGTGTTTCGTGTTACATGCTCAGATCCAGTTAAGTTAACGCTATTAGGCGCAAGGATAGATGCAGTTGTAGGAAATAAGTAAAATGACAAATATAATCAGAATACCACCACATAATGTTCCGGTCGTTGACTCTAATGGGCAGATGACTCCGGCATGGCGTTCCTTTTTTAATGAACAGGTAGTTAGCACTGTAAATACTGTTGTAGCAAACCAGGAAACAGCACTAACAACTAATGATACAACTGTAGCTCAATTGCTACTACACAATTCTTAGGTATAATATGGGATTAACAACTGTAACACCAGCACATTTAACAAATAGTCAACTTACAACGGCTCCAAAGTTGCTCTATACTTGTCCAGCTAATACATTTGTAAAAATAACTGCCGCAACATGCACTAACATTCTTGGTCAAGCGTCCAGCGTTACTCTCCATTACGTTCCTGCTGGTGGTGTAACTTCAACGGCTACTCAGGTTGTCTCTGGAAGTTCCGTAGCTGGTAACTCCAGTTATAATGCCCAGGAGCTTGTAAACCATATTCTAACTCCTGGTGATCAGATTTGGGGAAATACTGGCACTGGTGGTTCTATTAATACAAACATTTCAGGGGTCCAATTTAGCTAATGTATTCTTTTGAGATAGAATCAGATATTGAGATAATAAAAAAAGTTATAACAAGTGATAATAATAGAGCGTGGTCGTTTGAAGATGGGCAAGTGCCTGAAGGATGGCAACCAAGAATGGATGGCATTCTGTATATAGCCAACTACAGACATGATGTATTTGCCGGTTTAATTGGTTTAGTAGAAATAAGTATAGATACAGTTGAAGCACATGTTTTATATCTACCAAGTGTATATGGTCATGCTGTTGAAACTGGGAAGCATTGCATGGAATGGATTTGGAAGAATACAGAATACAGGAAGCTAATGGCTCCAGTTGTTGATAATAATGAGTTGGCACATCGGTTTCTTGCAAAGCTTGGATTTACTAAAATTGGAACTATAGAAAAGAAGTGGAAGAAGGATAAAAGAATGCACGATTTAGATATCTATTTGAAAGAGAAGGAGTAAACCATGGGAGGAATTGCGTCCGCTGCGGGCTCAATTGCAGATGGTTTCATTGGTAACAGTGCAGCTATTACTGCTGCTAATGCTGAAGCTGGAGGCTATGATAGTGCTATAAACACTGCTCAGAATGTATATAATACAAACTCTGCTAATTATACTCCATATATCAATTCTGGAGCAAAGGCTAATCAAGAGTTATCAAATGAGACTGGAACTAATGGTGCTCTTGGTCGTCAATTTACACAGACAGATTTCCATCAAGATCCAGGTTATCAATTTGATATGCAGCAAGGTTTAAGTGCTATCTCTAATTCAAATAGTGTGAGAGGTGGTGCTTTATCTGGTGGTTCTCAGAAATCAATGAGCAACTATGGAGAACAGCAAGCATCCAATGAGTTTAACAATGCTCGTAACTACTTTACACAAAATCAAAACCAGAATTATAGCCAACTGTCTGGATTATCCCAACAAGGTTTATCCGCTACACAGGGTTTAGGTCAACTTGGCAGTCAATATAGCACTTCTGTTGGAAACTCTCAGATTGGTATCGGTAATGTAATGGGACAAGAGGCTTTAGGTAAAGCTTCTGCACAAGAGGGAGCAATCAATGGTTTTACCTCTTCTTTAGGTGGACAGCAAACAGGCTACTCTGGTTCAGGACTATCACAAATCGTGGGATTATTTAGCTCATAAAAGAGGATATAAGAAATGGCATATGGTAACTACGGATTAGGTGGACTCGGTTCAAACTCATTAGAGGTTGTGCCTACTGTTGCTCCTTACAATCCTCTTGTTTCTGCTCAGGTTGGGCAGATGATAGCAAATACAAACTATACAAACACTAATAATGCTGGACTCCAGGCAACACAGGCTGCACAAGCTCAAGCTGCTACTGATTCTGCACTCGTAAGAGCGGCTGCACAGAAGGCTATCAAGTGGACTCCAGCCGGTTCCAATGTGGTCCAGGCTCCAGACCAAGCAGGGCAGGGCACACAGGCTCCAGCAGACCAGGCAGGGCAGCCTATCAACTACAACTCACTATCCAGTCAGACTAATACAACTACTCCTGCTCAACCCGTCAACTACAACACACTATCCAGTCAGTCCAACCCTGCTGCTCCTCAGAACAGCCCAAGTGCCTATGTCGATCCGAACAGTGCCAGGGCTGGAAAGTATGGCATCTCAACTCCAGCGGCTCCTGTGGGAACTCCAGTCCAGTCCTATCCACCTCTAACTCCTGCTTCTCCTTCTGATCCAAAGGTTCTATCTGATCCGGTTCTATCCTCTATTGCTGGTGCTCACAATACCAGTGATACATCTATGGCTGTTGGTTCTAATCCTACCTTTAATGCTGTTCAGACCTATTCTGGTGTTGGTCCAGATGGTAAGGTCGGCAACTTCACTGTTGATAGAACTTCTATTCTCCAGGACTTGCTTGCTAATGGTCGCGGAGACTTGGCCGATGGATTAGTTAGTAAGTGGACAGATGCAGACTTACAGAGTGAGAAGGCGAAACAAACTGCTCTGGTAAACCAACATGCCCAGTTGGCCGGTATGCTCTCTGCATTTCAGGCACTTCCAAATGCTCTCAAGCCTGGAGCGTATCAAAGTTATGTAACACAGATGAAACAGGATGGTATAGACCCTTCTGCTTTTGGTCTTCCAGCTACTTATGATCCAACAAATAAGGATAGCGTTGCTGCTGTTTCTTCTTTTGCGGAACAAGCTAAAACTGTTGCAGATAGAGATAAGGAAAACTTTGAAGCTGTAAATGCTACACTAAATCAACAGAAGGATAATGAAACTGCAAGACATGATAAGGCGGATGAATATCTAAAGAGTCAGCAGAACAGAATTGAAGCGTTTAAGGCGTCTCAGGCTGTTAATGCTCTCTCTGGCTCAAATCTTGTCGGTCCTGCCTTTGTTGCTACTCTTGATCCAAGCGTAGTGAATACATTGAAAGGTGTTGCTACTGGAACTCTTAAGCTTCCAGGAAGAGGAGCCCAAACTTCGCAACTTCTCATTGCTGCTCATCAGGCTTTTCCAGATGTTGATATTGCTGGTGCTCAGAAGTTAACCGCAGATTTAGGAGCTTCTAACGCTGGAACTTCTGGTGGTATTGCTGAAGGTTCTAATAAGACTCTGGAACACATTGGAGTAATGATGGGAGCGGATCAGGCTGCTGGTGGTGCTGGAAATTGGCTTCCTAACTGGGCTGGTAGCGCTCTGAACGCTACTGAAAATGCCGTCACAGGAAACAATGCTCGGAATGCTTGGGATGCTGCACATAGCGCAACTCTAAATGAAATGGCACGTAGTTTTAAGGGTGGACCTCCAGGAGAAAACGAAGTTATCAGAGACATGAAGACCCTATCTTACAGTGATACTCAGGCTCGTAAACAGAGGGTTTATCAAGCTTACTCGGATCTTCTTCAGGGTCAGACTGGAGCGGTAGAGAGTCAACGTAAGGCAATGTATGGACAGCTTGATCCAGGAACAAGTCTCCTTACAAGCAAGGCTCAACAGGTCTATTCAGCACTTCATGGAGGCTCCACCAGTGGTCTTCTGCCTGCCTTTGATGCTGCTGGAGCTGGTCAGGGTGGACAGGCACCAGGTCAGGCACCATCTGCGCAGGCTCCAGGTGCTCTAAACTCTGTTCTCTCAGATGCTAAGACAGCTATTGCCCAGGGAGCACCAAGAGCAGCAGTATTAGCAAGAGCCAAAGCACATGGATTTGATTTAACTGGAAAGTTGTAAGATATGGGTTTATTTGATGATTTAGTTCCACAACAATCTAAGCAAGCTGGCCTGTTTGATGATTTAGTTCCGTCAAGTGGTGCTGTTGGTGCTAACAATCCACAATACAATGATGCTGGTGCTGCAAGATTGGGCACTTCATACGGTCAGTCTCAGGCAAATCAACAACCTTCTGCCTGGAACAGGGCAACAGCTATGGCAAATCGGCTCTCTTCTATTGGTCTGATTGGTCTTACCGCTCCTGCTCAGGCTGTTCTTGGTGCCTATTCTCACACTGGCCTTCCTGGTGCTCAAGCTGCTGGACAGACTGTAAATAATCTCCAGTCATACGGGAATGAGCTTATCAGTGGTGCTCCACAGGCATTAGGACTTCCATCAAATCAACAGGGTTATGATTTAGGTGGTGTTGGAGATGCTATTAAGACTGCTGGATCTATGGTTTCTGGTGCTGCTTTAGGTCAGGCTACAGGTCTTAACTCTCTAATTGGTGGTATTAACAGCTATCTGCCTCAAGCAAGTTCCTATCTTGGTCGTGCTGCTTCATCTGGCTTGGGTGGAGTTGTAGGTGGAACTGGCTATGGTGCTCTGAATGCTGCTACTACTCCAGTTGCTCCAGGTGATACATACGCAAACCACTTAGCACAGAACCTTAAGGGTGGTGCTCTGACTGGTGGTGTTGTGGGAGCAGCAATTCCAATGGTTCTTGACGCTCCTGAAGCTATTGGAAACGGTATGGACTCAATCAAGAGTGGTGGTTTAGCTGCTAAGAAGATTGCGCTTGGAACTTCTAAGGTTTCACTACCTGGTGAGATTCTGACTGGTGAAAGTGTGAATGATGTAATGGCAAATGCCCAGAGTAATCCAGCATTTGAAGGGAAGACCATCCCCGAGATTCAGCTTATCTCACAAGGAACTGGAGAGAATGCTTCTAATGCTAAGTCTATCATTCAACGTCTAACTGTTGCTGCTGGTAATGAAAATAGTGTTGGTCTTTCAATCGGTGATATAAGCCAAGATCCAAAACTACAGATAAGGGAGCAAGGCTTAGAAGGTGCTCCAGGAAATGTCGTTCTAAATGCCCGGCAGACCCAAGGAAGTCAGATAAGACAGGCAATCATGGATCAACAGAGCAAGTATGATGGTGTTGCTCAGTCTACTAAATATGATTTTGACACTCCATCCCCGTATACTCAACCAATGCCAAATCGTCCACTCAACCCTGAGATTGACGATATTGACAGTATGACTCCTACTGTGTCTGAAGCTGCTGGGGCTGGAGACAAGGGAGCACAATACCTCCAGACTGAGATGGCTAAGGCCAATACAAATCCTAAGATAATCCAGGCATCTCTTGAGGGTCAATTCTGGAAGAATAGACAGATTTCAAGTGCTGCCTATAACTCATTTAATGACTATCTGAATGGTGCTGCTGATGGTGAACTTGTTGATGTAAGCTCTACCGTCCAAGACATTAAGCAGGCAAGAGCAGATAACAGAACGTCTCCTGGGTATGATCCAGCTATCGAAGAACTGCTAAAGCGATACGAGACAAATCTAACAAATCCTTCTGCTGACATGAGCTATCCAAATGTTCAGAAGTCAATATCACAGATGGAAGGTGAGATTGAAGATTTGAAGGCAAGTGGTAATCGGTCAGCAGCAAGAACACTATTTCAAGTAAAGAATGGTCTAAATGGTAATGTCACTAACTTTGTCCAGTCTACCCTTGCGGATGACCCTGGAGCACTCGCAACATTTGGAAAGGCAGATACTTACTATAAGCAGAATGTTCTACCTTTCCAGGATCCAGATAGCGGTATCTCAAAGATTATGAATGGTATTGATGCTGATAAGGCTGTTTCTCCACTCTTTACGGATAGTAGCCCAGACCAATTTTCGCGTATTTTCTCACAACTGGACAGTAAGGGTCAAGCTGCTGTTAGGGCTGAGATGGTAGGAAGAACTGAAGATGCTGCTACCAGAATGAAGAACTTTCAAGGTATCAATATACCTTCGGTAGCCAGATTTCTTGAGAATAGGTCGGATCAGGTAGCAACAGCTTTTGGCAATGATAATAGTATTTCTGCTCTATCGAATCTTATTAGAAATATACCAAGAGCAGGATATCAGTCTAATTTGGCTAAGTCTATGAGCTTTATTCAGCCCGGCAATATCTTAAGAAGTCAAGTTGCTGGAGGTGTTGGGGCTGGTTTGGGTGGTCTGCCTGGTTATGCGATGGGTATTGCTGCGGAAACTGGTGGTGAAATTGGCTATAACAACATGATAGGAAAGGGTTTAATGGCTCCAAACTTGGGAGAATATACCAGACCTGTTCAACCTGTCTCTCCATCTGCTCCTGTCCAGACAGCTTTGCCCTTCAATGTGCCAACCCTGGCAGACAAGAGCACTTCAGTTCCGTCAAGTGTCGATCCTGGGTTCCAGTCTCAGTATCAGCAGGCCAGACCCATGCCCTATCAGATGCCGGCACTCTCAGATAGCTCTACACTTCCCACACAACCTCCAAGAGCAATGCCATACGTCCAGAGATTAGGCATGTATCTTTCATCTTCATCAACTGGACTGGCAACACCTGGACTTGCTCAACTTCCCGAATACAAGCCTCCAGTTCCTTTAGGTGGTCCTGTAGCTCTCGCTCCACAGACTCCAGCACTTCCACCCTATCCAGAGGCAGTAGGACGGCTCAATGGTCCTGTCTATCCACCAGCACAGACTATGAAGATGATGTTGAAGGGCCGTGGCATTCAAGTCTATGAACCTAAGAGTATGTCCGAATATGCTGCTATCCCTTCTGGTAGTGTCTACAAAAGTGTTAGTGGTTCATTTGGAATTAAACAATAAGAAAGAGTAAGAGATAATGCTACAACCCTACATGCACGTTCCACAATCTCATCAGTTAGCCTTTAAATCTGCCTTTGGAGAGCCTAATGCGTCACAACTCATTCCATCTGCTGAAAGTGGAGTTGTGAATGGTCCTCTAATTCCAAGTGCCGTCCTCTCTCCAGCTATTCATGAGAAGGTAAAGCCAAAGATGATGCACTCCCTCATTCACTCTGCCGTCAAATCGGCCAATCCCGATGCAGGGCAGGGAGGTGGACAGCCTTCTCTTGGTGGTTTGGCCCAACTTGGAAATATAGTCAAATCTTAGAAATAAATGTATGTAGATTGGGACAAGACATGATTGATGTAGTAAGTTCGTTAATGATTATTGGAACTGTAGGTGGTTTCTTTACTGCCGGTTATAAGGTGTTGGATAGTAAGGTTGAACCAATAAACAAGATGCTTTTGGATATACAACTACATCAAGCAAACATTGAAAATACATATCTAAAGAAAGATGTATACAACGCCGAAAGTAAGCAGGTAGATAGTAAGATTGTTGATATTGCTAATGAGACAAGAGAAGAGTTAAGAGAAGAAATTAAAGATACTGAAGAGAGACTAACCAAAAGAGTTGAAAAGATTGAGCAGGTAGTTTTTAAGTAGTAGTCCAATGATAGAAGATAGTAGAAGACCCACCAGTTACATTAGTGGGTCTAATTTTGTCTGAATGGTGTTTCTTGGGCTCTGGATGGGTTCAGGAGATGCTGGATGAGGCTGGAGGTGTCACTGTCTCTCTGTGCTCCTGAGATGCCGTCTCAAAAGGGCACTCTGCCAGGTATCCAACTCCCAAGCGAATAGTTCATATCGACCCAGGAAGGATTAGGGAATATCCTGAGAAGCATAAAAGCACTGGAGAAGATATGAGGTTCCCAACGTTCGTTGTCGTGTCCGGCGTCCTTGTGATGCTGACCCTTGGTTGTGATATGTTCAAGAGTAACGAGACTCTTATCACAGAAAAGGCATGGGCTGAGTTCCGAGAAAAGCTCAAAAGCCCATCAACGGCAAAATTAGTATCCGGTCAAGTATATGAGTCAAAAGATAAAGCCGATAACCTGAAAACTTATATAAAGTCTAATTTTCTTATAGAGTCATTGGCGAGAAACATTGATCTTTTGAAGATTGCCAACAGATCACCAACCATCAATGATAAAAACATTGATAAAGTTAAAAACGATATTATTATTGAAACAAAACAATTTGATGATAAACATCTGTGTGCTGGCTTAGGTGAAGAACTGTTTAACAAAAAGACATGTAAGGAAGTATCTAAGGTATTGGTGGCAGATTTGAATAGTGTAACCAAACAAGAAACTGATAATTTAGCTAAAAATGCTACGCTCAAGTTCTACACTGTATGTATTGATTACGATGCCCAAAATAGTTATGGTGCGGTCTTACGTGGGGAGACTTTTGGTAAGGTAATAGAGACTGATTCTGGATACATTAGAATTGTAGATTTTATTGGTCAATAGCTTTAGTCCGTATCAGGGATAAGGGAAGATGGATGATGTTGCTTGAGGATACTCCAAACTTCTGGTCTTCGTTTTGGACTGCCATAGGTGCCTTGGGTTCTATCGCTGCGGCGGGTGGTGCTTGCTATGCTGCGTTCCAGGCCAGGGCCACAGTTGGAGAGATGAAGAGTGAAAGGCTGGAACGGAGAAGACTTGAGGAGCCGGAACTGTCAATAGACGGTGCTTCTATTTTAACTCCAGACAGCATTGATACTCCAATTTTTGTTTATCATATTAACATCAACAATATAAAAGAGAGTAAGATATTGGATATGAAATATGTAATAGCATTATTCTATAAAAACGATAATGGTGATAATACTTTAGGCGTTTCTTTAGTGGTTTGCGAAAGGTGCTATGGATCTTGTCCAAGAACGCTACATGGTAGTTGCACTATATTTAATGCAAAGTTTTCAGAAAGAACTATTAGCAAATCAATAGGTTTTTTTGTTGTCAAAGATATATATTTGAATGAAAAAAGGATTATTGGTCAATTGAACCATATGGGTGAGTGGGATGACGTTTTTGAGAGTAGATTTGCGCATTCAAGACCAGTTGAGTTGGTCGCAATGGCTGACGGCGGTAGAAAAGACTCTACCGCCGGTATCACCGTATTGGAAGATAATGTTAAAGAAGAGATTATGAGTTCCATTGTGAGTAAAATTAAAGATAAAGAGACATTGGCTTTTGTTAATTCATTTGTGAAGATAAATAAAGAGTCACCATGGTTTATAAAAATCTTTCGGTAGTTGAATTAACAATTTGTAACATTCATAGTGCTGTAGACAAGGAAAAGCCCTTCGATTACTCAAAGGGCCGTTTCTTGGGCTCTGGATGAGCCTACAAGCTGTCAAATGGTCCTTATCGACTATTGGCCCATTCCATCTTTTTGCTTTAACCTTGAAGGCCGTTATAGCGTTTCGTTAAATATCCTCTGGGTAGATACGTTCAAAGAGTAGTGCTTGCCTAATCTCTTCCTTCTCTCGCTCAAGTTCTTTGATTTGCTGGAGTGCTACCGCTAATGCCTCTTCAACCTTATGATTTCTACACTTGAGAGATGCGAGTATTAACTTTCTGTCTACCATTTATGCCACCTTCTTTCTTGAATACTTTGGAACGTAATTTTTACCATATCTGTTATATTGTATATTTTTCTTAAAAGATATCAATTCAAGATTTTCAAATCTATTGTCTAACTTGTTCTCGTTGATGTGGTTCAGACACATTCTTGTTCCATCGGTATCAAACTTGTCATAACTTCCATTGAAGGTAAGCCAAACAATCTGATGAAGTGGCAGACTCTTCTGAACCTTATTTCCAAGATAAAAGCAGATGTAGAGATACCCATTCGGTGCCAGGGTCTTGGTCATCTTGTGAGGTTCTGAAGCCTTGAACGAGTAGACTTCATAAGTTTTTGTATCAAAGTAGTAGTTTGTTAAAGTAGGAATCTGAATTAGACGTTCCATTGAAAGCTCCTTATTGCTTATCTACTGTTTAATTCATAAATAGTGGACAAGGTTTGGAGCATAAAAATAGCCCAGATAGTGAAAAACTGGGCTAAGGTGTTGAACGTGTATGAGAAGAATTATTTCAGTATATTTGAGTAGTCATGAGAAGTTAGCCAGCCATGTTTTCCATCATCTCCAGGTCTTCAGTGTCGGTCTGGTCGTCAGTATCGATGTCTTCCAGAACCTCCAGCAAGTCTCCAGAAACAATCCACCAGCTTGAACCATCTGCTTTCAGCCAACCCTTGCCGAACATCTCTGAACAGGTCTGGTTTATCACTGAGGTAGCTGGAGCATTGGGAACGAGTCTGAAATCTACCTTGACCTTCATCCCGCGCTTGTCCTGGGTTTGAGTCCAGTTCTGGAGGATGTAGGCAAGTGGCTCTCTGAATCTTGGCTTGAACTGACTCATCAGCTTGTCCAGTTGGCTCTGAGAGATGGCGGATAGGGCAGGGCTGGTAAGCGTGGCTGGTGGAACTGGTGAGACTGTCTGAGGCATTGGAGCGGGTTCTGTGTGGGCTGGAGCATCATTCTTCTCTTCTTCCAGTCTGACCTTTTCCCGTATTGCATCGATATCAACAATCTTTCTGGTTTGGTAGTCGGATAACTCTTGCTCTAACTCAATAATCCGCTGTTCCAATCGCTGAATCTTGCTGTCTTTCGCCCAATTTGACTCTTTTAGCTGGTTTAGCTCTGTTGTGTCAATGGTTGTAGTGGTTATAACTGGAGGAAACCAAAGATAGTATAGGCTCTTGTTTTGTGCTCTGTATCTGGTCGTTCCTTTGCTCCAGTATAGAGTTAGCAGTGACTTTGAAACTGTCCTGTTTGTCTCTTTGTTAGGGCGATGACCAAGAGCAATAACAAGGTCTGCAATCTTGATACCATTGCTTGTGTCCATTCGCTGTAGTGCAGCCTTGATGTTGTCTCGGTCAATCATTATTATATTCCTTACTTGCTAAGATACGCTTCAATCGCTCTTACGATAGCTCTTGCCAGTGGCTCATTGTTTTCCGTTGCTATTACTTGCAAAGCATCCCGCTGTTTTTGTGTGATGGTAGTTTTTACTTCAACGTTCGGCACTAATAGTTTTGGTCTGCTCATTGTAGCTATTCCTTAAAATGTAGTTCAATCGTGACTACATATATAATTCGTCCGTTTCGGTGGTCAACTAAAGCAACTTTGAAAATATATTTTCGTGTATCCATAGGTATGGATACAGGCTAATTATCCGCTCTGTATTGGAGTTAGCGCGATTGAATCTGTATAAATCAAGTAGTTCCAACAAAATTAGCGTGTATCCATACCTATGGATATACCTGTATCCATACCATAAAGATGGAAAGTGCTGGCAATGTTAGAGAAAAAAATGTCTAACTATTTTGAATGGATATTGTCTAAAATCGTTAGAAGTGCTGGTAGAGATGAAGAAACACAATATAGGCTAAATATGAATTAAAAGATGTGAGCAAAGCGAACATCTAATGAAAAGTAGTTAGATATGATAGTGGCAATACTATATCATTGATAGTGGCACTATATACATGATGAAAAGACTGGACATATACTTTTCTTTGAGTTGGTTAAACTTTCACTTTAGAAAATGGTCAGTTCACCCGATTAAAACCTGTAGGGTTTGAAAATAAAAGTTACAAGCTACTTGGTAGAAGCAACTCGCTAAAACAGTCCAGGTTTTATATATACAGGTCAGGTATTAACCCTGATCTGTTATTTTGTATGGATGAACTAAGTATTGGAGCATATTTCATGTTTGACTATCTGAAACAAGTTATCAATAAGGACTCTAACGTATCGTGTTCTAATTTTTGTGGTGTTGAACTGACTACGGTAATAGCGTTCTCTATTCTTCTAATCGCTATTTCTACCGTATTTTTCCACCAGCCGCATGATACAGCACTCGGTCTATTGCTTGGAACTAATCTGCTTCATAATATCTGGGGCAAGAGAGATTAAAGACTATGACAATCAAGACTAAGTTAATAATAATCTCCAGCGTTATTCTGATAGTAGCTATTTCTATCTTATCATTCCATATCTATGATAGGCACAAGGCAAACCTTAAGCTAACTCAAGATAGCGCCATTGTAGCTCTTGCTTCTACTATCATAACCGATAAGCAAGCAACAGTGACCCTACAGACAAAGTTGAGCACAGACCTGGCACCGATCCACCATCTCCAGCCCATCGCTCATGCTGCCAAGACTGAGGCCATAGCAAACGTGCTCCAGCTTGAGACAGACCATCCGGCAGAGAAGGCAGACATAGACCTGGTTGCCCAACCTCTTGAGCAGGCAATCACTGACCAAGAGCAGGTCACAGAGGCCACACAGACAGCCCTGGATGATGCCCAGTCCGTTGATGCCTCCCAGGATAAGACTATTGACGACCAGACAGCCCTGGATGATGCCCAGTCCGTTGATGCCTCCCAGGATAAGACTATTGACGACCAGACAGCCCAACTCCAGAACTACCAGGCTGACATAGCAACTACTGAGCAACAGGTCAAGACTGAGACGACAAGAAAGGTTTGGTATCGTAGGTGTTTCTTTGTTGTTGCTTCAATTATTCTAATTCATATCGCACTATAATACCTATAAAGACGAAAAATGACTAATCTTAACTATCAAATTACTACTGGTAAACTTACAGACGATAATGAGAACCTGATTGCTACTGGCTTCTCTGGAAACAATAGTAGACAGAAGGTTAATCCTAAGCATATCCAGGGCATGAACAATCCAGCATATGTAGGACTGCACTGTATCGGTGCTCTGCCTCCAGGTGTCTACACTCTTGGAGCCTGGGGAACTCATCCAGAAGTAGGAGAGGATAGCGCAAGCCTAACTCAAATCGAAGGTGAGACATACGGCCGGAACGATTTTTACATCCATGGGCCTGGAACTAATGACCCTCAGAACTCTTCAGAAGGTTGCATAGTTATTCCACATGACCAGCGACTTAAAGTAATGGCTCTTGCACCATCAACTATCACCGTGTCTGTCTAATGCATTTCACTATCTTAACTCCACCAATTTCTGTGAACAAGTTATACATCTCTCAGGGCCGATTTAGAAAGCTGTCTCCAGATACCCGAGCCTTTAAGCTGAATGCTGGGACTGAAATGCTCGAACAGCTTCAACACCTATAGGTCTGGTTTTCTATATCATTTGAGACTAAAGATTTTAAGAAACGTATGAACCTATTTTGATAAATCCGTTTCAAAAAGCGTTTACTGGATGGGGTATTCAGCGATTCTTTGAGAATGCTATCAATTCCAGAACTATGGTTCTTCTTTAATAGTGCTCGAATATGTTTTATTAGAGAAGTTGGTATCTGTGGATGGATGTTAGCGTATCCTATTAAATTATCTTCGATCGTTAATCCGTGTTGATTCACTTCTGAACGTGGTAAACTATCAAAATCCCATTCAAGTTCTTTATCGGTTGGAACATAATTACGACTAATGAATCTTGTCGTATATGAATTAAAACCTATATTTCCGAATACATCTGTTGTTTTGGTGATCAGCACAATCTTTGTTCTATTCTCAAAGAATCGTAAGATTGGGCATCCCAATACAATATCTTCTGCTTCATTTCCGTGTCTAAAGGAAAAGTCATAGAAACAAATGTTTGTATCGGGAACATCTGGGTATATTAAAAAGGTAATCCACTCTATCATGTGGAGCTTGTTTTGTTTCGTATTCTTGATATCAAATAAAATACTTGATGTATTGTGTATGTCTCCAGCTACAAGAAGGCTTATTTCTGTAAGCTGCAAATCTGGTTTTGACCTTGCAAGTTCATCTTGTCTTGTCTTGTTAGCGTTATGAATACTCACGAATGATGCAATAGCAGAAGCACAGGCTCCAATGCCAGCGAT